AGGAAATGTAAACTGCTCTTGTCTTTGCTGACTTCCTATATCGTAATAGGCCTGTGCATCGTTATCATTTCCCCCTTGGATAATTAAATTCCCAAATAGCTTACCAAGGCAAATATACCAAGCATTTACATTGCTAAAATCATATCTGATTCCAAGCCCTGTTGCTTTCTCACTTTCCAAGGCATTTACTACATCGGTTGCGTTTTTGATATTCAGGCTACTTAAAAGCGTTTTTACCAATTGTAAAGTAGGTGATTTTGCTAACGAATCGCTATTATCTACGCTAGTAATCATGTTATTTACTTGTTGAATAATAGCATTAAAACGATTGTCATGTGCATTTGCATCAGTGTTATGACGTTCCATTTCACCAGCCGTGATATATGCTGCATCACTACGTTGTACTACAACATTTGCTGCGTTATCTACCGCAATTGTCACTTCAAACACTTTTGAATTAATCGGCGTGTCTTTTGCTGGAATATACGATCCGTAATCATCTCCGTTTGTGTACGCAATCATAACTGCCATGCTATCATCTTCACCATCTAATTTTGCAAATATTCCGACTTCACGAGCACGGAACCCATGTTCCAAATTTTTGTTACTCAATGCAAAATCTAATTGAAATTGTCCTTCTTTAATAAATCGCCCTGGTGACGCAAACGGCAATTCTAACAACGGATTGATTAAATTATCCATCGTTTTAATGTTTTGATTAGTTAATCTGCCATCGCCAGCTACTACTTTGATAGGCACTAATGCTTTACCAGTCGCATTTGATTTTGCAATCAAGATACGGCCATTTTTAGTTTGTGAAATACTAGGATATTTCGCCATGTTACCTCCCCTAAATTCTAATGATTTCCTTAACATCAACCACACCACCTATATATGTATTGTTCGATGTGCTTAATTCATCAATATCAACTTTTGCATCAATTTTAATGATTTCTTTAACATCAACCACACCACCGATATATACAGATTGTGATAGTTTAGTTGTACTTTTGAATTTGATAAGTAAATTTTTAGGAATGATTGGCTCAATGTATTCCCAAACATTAAATAATAGATATTCATTGCCTGGTTTAAAATCTAGCCAATATTCATATGCATTGCCGTTTACACTATGAGTTACTACCCCTTTTCCGTACTTGAAATCAAGCATTTCCTGTACTTTGGGCATAGTAAAAGGACGTTGACCGATTAATACTGATAGTATTTCGTTTCTACGTCCTTGTGTGTCTTTTAAATTAACAGGCGAAATATCAAGTATTTTCTCCCATGCATCTAGTCCATAATCTGATGCGGTATAGATGTATTCTTCCTTGAATATTCCGAGCATTAATTCCCATAGTATATTTAATTCTGCATTTTCTACACGATACACTTCTTGTATATCACGAGAATCACGAGTTAATGGAACGGCAAATTGTGATATATCAATATCACGCTTAAATATTCCAAAGTCTGTAATCATACAGCCACCAAATTAATCGTTCCCATTACAGGGATTTGATTATCCTTTAGTTCTAGCTTTGTTATATTCTGTCCATTAATCTGAATGTGTCCAACGTCTAGCACGTTCGGTAGTTCTACTGTTAATGCAGTTACGATGCTAGAACGCACTGTGATGAATTGATTTTCATATTGTTTCGCCCATTCTTTGCAACGATTAATTAAGCGTTCTTTGATAGCCGTTTCAATAGCATTCTTGATTTCTGCCACTTGATGGCCTTGTGTCATGGTTACTTCGATTGTGTAATTAATCGGAACAGGTTCAGCCTTAACTACTGTTACAGTATGTCCGATAGGTGCTAGTCCGTAGCCTTTACCTTTAGGCATCGGATCTATAACATTCTCAACCTCTTTGATGAGTTCGTCATCTGCTGGGCCGTAATCACTATTTAACACTACCAATTTAACAGTACCGCCACCATTCCAACATCGGTACACTTTAACACCACCAACACCAGGAATGGCTAACACCTTTTCTTTATAATCAGCACCATTACCGCCATAGGCTTTAGATTTCAACGCCTCAAAATAGCGTTGACGGAATACTTCTGTATCTTCCTCATCTTCGCCTGGTGTGATATTTTTCAAGATTTTAGCGGTAGTTAAGCCGTTAATACCTTGAATTGGTGTGATATCACCAGTTACAAAGTTAGGGGAACGCCCAAATTGTTCGCAACGCATTTTATATGTATGCTCATCGGCATTCAATACTTCCGTTACGATAAAATTGTATTCATTGTAATTAAACCTAGAACCAATAGGCACCGCCATGTTAAACTGTGCCTCAAATTCCCCTTGTGTAGCTGGCTCAGGATAGATATTAAATTCAGCTGCACGTAGAATTAAGAATTCTCTATCAGCAGTCCTTGCAAATGCCTGTTTCAAGATAACATCGGCTAGGATATAGAGTTCTGCAAATTCTATACTAGCTGGAGCAGTAGCATCATAGATTACACTACCCTCACGGCGGTCAAATTCATCCTTAACCCTATCGAGCATTCGCTTTTCTATCCTGTCAGCCGTCATATGCTCATACAATACCGCTCACCCCTTTCTTAATTCCTTGTAAAGTACCATATATAGTATCAACATCAAATTCAGTCATGACATCACCGCCATTATTACTAAATTCAAAGTTGTATACCTTTGTTATTCTATCGTCATTCATCAATGCCTCTTCTATCCGTCTTTGCAATTCAGCATACACATATGGAATAGGCTGTCCGAATAAGTCTTGTAATTCGATACCATAATTCCAACTGTAAATAATGTATTGATACCGCTCTGTGTTGATGATTTTATAAATCGCTTGCTCCATAGCACGCAACTTATCCGCATAGCCTCTAATTTGGCTATCTGTTCTGAAATCAACATCATATGTATGCGATGGTTCAATATAATTCACTGTATCAGGAATAAGGGTATCAATGCTTTGTTTCGGTAAAAGTAAATTATCTGCCATTATTTAGTTGTACACCCCCTATTTGGGTTATACCAACGGTCTAACGCTATATAACGTTGTCCGCCAGTTTCCTTTAACATAATGACTTTATCACCCATAACTAATTGGTTATGCACTAGGAATTTCTTCCGCCCTGTGTAATCGTGGTTATGACTAGCGTATTCAGCCAAACCACCGCCACCTGCTCTATTTTCTGTTACATGGTCTACACTCATTTCAACAGTCCATTCACAGGTATTTTTAGTAAGAATGATATTGCCTTCAGGAATAGTTAGATTAGGGTCTATTTTAATGGCAAGTGGAGATACACTCACCACTTCACCAACGATTACTTCCATAGGTTCGCCATTTTGAATAACTGTGCTAGCTATTTCCTTTATAGTATTAACCATTTTCATGTATTCACTATCCATTATGACGCCCCCATTCTAATAATCTTAGTTGGTGCCTCACCATCGTGCCATGCATAATTTGCGTTGCCGTATTTCATAGCATAGCCACGGCTTGACGAATTACCAAAGCAACCACCAGCACCATCAGCAATTACCACATGATCATCATCGCCATAAATCAACAAATCGCCTTTATTAGCATAGCCGTTAAATTGTTCAGTAACATAACCTTTAGCCTCAAGGTTTTGGCGAAGTGTAGGAACCGATGCAGTACCTTTGTCATATTCTGCTTTTAAATCAGAATTGTACCATGAACCAGTCGCACATACTGTATCAGCACATCCAACACTACCATATTGAGATACACGGCCGTCATTCGCACTAAATGCAGTATCGACTTGTCCAGCAGTACCACCAGCACCAGTAGTAACACCGCCACTTGAACGTGTTTTCTTACTAGCCTCTATTTTCTTAACTGCCTCAGAATCTTCATCTTTCGCTACTTCATATGTTGCATCATTTTCAACGTATCGCAAATCTAAATCCATTCCGTGAAATCCTGTTTTAAACGTATGAGTAACAGATGTTACCATCATGTAATTATTAACAATCATATCACCAAAGTTTCGATTGATATACACCAACGAGCCACCACGCACACGCACATCACCAATAACATTTTTTAACTTAATTTCACGGCTCTTTTTATTTTTGTGAGCCATGATTGCTTTGGCTTGTGACACTGCATTAATATCCTTCTCTTTAGGAATGAGTAAATATTGCAATCTGCCCCATTTTTCGATGTTTTTATCATCCTTGGCTATAAATGTATTCTCTAACTTGCTTGATGCACCATTTGGAACAGTACGCACGATTTTTACATAGTTGTATGTATCCTTATCGATGGAAGTGGTATATTGCACATCTTCCATACATTCATCATCGATATATATGTCTGTTTTCATGGTTTCAAACGATGCCAATCGTAATTCACCAGCATCATCATACAAGTGGTAGAATGCATGATTAGGTGTGTATATAGCTGTTTTATCAAGCAATTGACATATCATTTCTTGTAATGACTTATCTTTGAATATTGTTTGAGGTTTTTCAGGCGTTTTCCATACAGTATCATCCATATAACCACATTTCAATCCAAAGTCCTCAGCTACCATTTTGATAAACTCAGTTGCCGTCATTGAACCGATAACATAGCAATCTTTATTTTTTAAGTAACGTAATTGATCATAACAAGTAACCGATATAGTATTCTTGCCATCACGCTGCTTTTCAAATATATAACCAAAGAATACAGCACCACCATTTAAAGTGAATTTAACAGTATCCCCTTCTTCAAAGTTGAGATTAGGGTCTTTAGGCACTTTAAACGTCATTTTACTAGGAACGCAATCAACGGCCCTAGTAATCTGAACATCATCTTGTGGTTCAATAAGCCATAAATCACCAGTACTTTTATTTCTGATAGTTAATTCATAGTGCAATTGTACAGGCATAGGAATAGGAGTGATAACGCCATTGATTTGAGATTTTTCAACAGTTTTGTTTTCTGTTTTCTTTTCTTCTACAGCCATTCGTTATTACCTTCTCGTTTTAGTTGGATAACTTGACCTACACCCAAGATGGCTGGCACGGCTATTTTGTTGAGTGCAGCAATTTGGAATAGGTTTTCCGTATTCCCTAATTGCTTTTTAACAATTTGTTGTAGTGTTTGCCCTCGTGATACTTTGGCCGTAGATGCTACCGCCTTATTATCCGTTGGTCTATCCTGTTTCACGCTACCTTTAGCCGTGCCATCTTTATCAGTTTTTACTTCAATACGTTTCGCTCCCCAATCTCTCCATTGTTTCAAGGATATATTGGCGTACGAATCAAATCCGTTATCCGCATCTTCATCGATACTGTAATTTTCAAGCGTACATTTCATGTTAGTCATTGCCAGCATTTGTCCGCCTGGTTTCATTCTTACTACGATAAATTGAAATCTTGTTTTAGTAGTTTTTAGCTTTTCAAGTTCATCAATGTAATATTTAGCCTTTTTAGACTTAAACAACATCGATTCATTGAATGGATAGTCTGAGTTAGGTAATAGGAATTTAAAGGCAATATCAGTAAGTCCAGCAGGCTTGATGATATTTACTTCCCCTTTACCTAATAGATCAATAGTTTCATTCTTACCATTAATAGTAGTGGTTAATTCCTTAGGGGGAATCGGTATTTGCATAGTTCCTAAATAGAAGTAGTACATTTATATCCCCTCTCTTTGAATTGTAAATGCATCTTTTAAACCCTTAGCAATTTGGCTTGTAAAACCATCTAAATCAGTACCATTGTTAATTTCCACATCGTTATTCATTTGAATATGGATAACATTGGCATCTTGCCATTTCTTTAATGATTTATCGATAGCACTTTCACGCAAGGCCTTGATTTCCTCGTTTGTCATGTCAATAGATTTAGCGATTTTGCCTGTGTTCTTAGCCGTTTTACCTGTGTTTTTCTTAGTCTTATCCGCTGCATCATGGTCTGAACCTGGCGTAAGTTTACTAGGGTCAAACTCTTTAGGCGTTTGGACACCTTTCATATTAGGCATTAGATTTTCTAGGCTTAAATTAGCACCTACATCGTAGCCGTTCATTGCTGCACCAGTAATGCTAGAATAATCCATTTTATTCATAACAGTGGTTTCGCCGCCTGCCACTTCAAAGCGTTTCAACATACCAGTTGAATCGCCAACTTCTTCAATTTTTACCCCTGGTATTTTATTAATCGCACCGATAATGTCATTGATACGAGCTTTAATAAAACTCCAAATACCATTCCAAATATCTACGAATAAATTGCCAACTGCTGCTAATGGGTCTTTAAATACATTAGCCAAGAAGTTAACAAATGCTGCGATGATATTCCAACCAAGAGCGAACACATTATAAATAACTGAGCCGAACGCATAGAATGCACCAACTACAATGCCAAGCACACTGATATTTGTATCACAGAAATAGTTAATAACCTCAACTGCAAGGAAGAATACCGCAATCACCGCTACAATTAAGCCGATTATCCATGTTAAAGGACACGCATATAATGCTGCGTTCAAGCCTTCTTGTGCCACTATCATTGCCAATATAGCTGCAGTTTCAACCCAATCAGCCGCCGCTTTTACAGCCATAGCACCAGCAGCAATTACAGTTCTAACCGCCGCAATACCAGCTTGAATAGCATAATACGAAAGCACACCACCCAATACAATCATGGCTAAATACATGATAGATGAGTGCTGACGAATAAAGTTAGATAATGTATTAAAAGCCCATATAGATGTATTAATCGTTTCACCAACCACACCTACTAGCCAATAGAATACAGGTGCTACCATTTGAATGGCCCCTGTTACGTTGTCTACTAACTCACGTATTCCCTCACTATTGGCAAGGTCTGATATTCGTTGAAATACAGGTTCAAACGCTTTAATCGCCTTATTCTTGATTGATTGCATATGATCGCCCCAAGTTTTTGGCAACGATTCAAACTGCTTTTCAATTTCAGGCATATTATTCATGATTGCATTCTTAATTACATCAGCGGTAATCTTGCCCTCTGATGCCAGTTTCTTAAGTTCGCCACGAGATACGCCCATTGATTTAGCAATGATATTTTCAATCATCGGAGCGTTTTCAGCGATAGAACGGAATTCATCACCTTGTAATTGTCCACTAGCTAGACCTTGTGTTAATTGGAGCATAGCATTCTTTTGTGCCTCTTTTGATGCACCGCCAATAGCGAATACCTTTTGAATACCTTCCATGAATTCTACGGCTTGCCGAGGGTCAGGGAATGCATCATGTGCCGATTGTGATACTTGAATAACCGCATCAGCCATTTCCATATATCCACCTCTAGCACGTTGAGCAGATTCAAATATCTGCTTGTTTAAATAGATAGCATTCTCTTGACTGCCTGCCACGAGTTTCAACCTAGCTTGTACGCTTGCCCATTCCGTAGCTGTATCAGTAATGGAATTTACGGCCCCTTTAATCATTCCTATGCCGTTCATAACTGCGTTGGCCAATAAGTTACCAGCAAAGCTATTCATAATACCGCCTAGGCTTGCTTTTAGCGTTTCACTAGCGTTCGATACACCATTCATTTTATTGTGTAACGTACTCATGGATTGATAGGCTTTTGTAGTTGCATTTGCGGCTGCATTCATTGCATTAGGAATATTAGTTGATAGGCTTATATAATTTGAAAGTGTAGCCATTCATTACCCCCTCTTCGCCTTATCCAACTCAGCTTGTTCATATTTTGCATGTTGTTGAATAAAAGCAATTACTACCGCTTTTTCATTCATACTCATTTCCGCAAAAACAGATGGTCGCATATGGTATTTAACAAATGCCAAATAAGCGAACATTGTTTCTGTTTCATTGGAATCTAGGAGTTTTTTACTTCTTTTACCTTATCTTTCATACCAACGTCATAGCCTTGTGCCTCAGTTGCAGCAGCTAAAATGTCAGCATATTCACCAGGCGTAAGCATAGCCTTAACTAAATCAACAGGTTCAGTTACACCCCAACTATCTTGTAATTCCGCATCATACAAATTAGGATATGTAACAGTTTTTGACAACAATTCTTCATTAAATGCAGTTGTATCGAATCGTTCTTCTGTTTGACGTGTATTTCTATCTGTAATTCGTCTAGTAAATTTTTTACGCATTTTTTCTGTTTCTTCAGTTGGTAATGTCTTGATTTTCCATGCAATAGGCTCGCCATTAGCATCTTTAATGCGTTTAGACGCCACATATTCAGTTTCATTTACCACTTCAACGTTTTGTTTTAAAAATGCACTTAAATTTTCAGCCATTGTAAATTTCTCCTATATAAAAAAGGGAGCAAGCACTAGGCTTGCATCCCATCTAATTCATCAAAATGTTCAACATATTTAACACCTTCATAAGTGAAATTATGTTCTTGTTCGATATATTTGCCGTCAGCATCGAATTCTGCTGCCGTTAATTCATCAAGGTTTACACCTTTAAGAATTACAGAACGGCGACCAGCTTTAGAAGTTGGATCATGATTGACTACTTGCATGTCAAAGTATGTATCAACACCAGTTTTCAAGTATTTTTCAACCATCTTATCGAATAAAGCTGTGTTATGGTAAATTGTCAAACTACCGCTATATTCAACGGAAGTAGATTTATTACCAGCACCAATACGGCCTAAAATAGCAACTTTTTCTTTATTCTTTTTAATTTTTGCTGTTAATTTCTTAGCTTGAAACAATAAATATCGATTACCGCCAGTTACGATATAGCAAGATGCCAATTTGGAAGAAACTACATCGCCAGCCTCCATCGTTTTTAAAGCATCTAAAATTTCATCTGCCATGTGTTACCTCCTACGCTACTACTACAGTCATGTACAATTTTTCCATAGCTACTGTTGGTTGTAATTGTACGTTAACCAATACATCTTCTTTGTTATCACCTTGTGTTGGTACTGGGATGTCCTTATCATCAAAGTTTTGGATAGCACGTACCTTTTGATATTGTTCAGCAAGGTATACCAAATCACCCCATAAGGATTCACGGCCAGCTTGGTCATTAGGGGATTTATCAAGATGTGTCTTATTAAACAATCTAGCACTATCAATCGCCCAATTATCAAGTACACGAATAACTTGGTTGAAAGAGAAATCACGGTTTTTAGATTTGCTGAACTCTGTGAATGTGTTGATATCTTTCAGTACACGCACATCACCTTGAATATTGCCACCTACCGCATCAGTAACGCTATGGAACATAAACATGCCATCTTTAATAGCTTGTTCAAGTTCATACTGTTTGTATTTAACATTTACTGTATATTCGCCATCATAGATCATATTGCCTACTGTTGCGTTGATATTACAAGATGCCTCTTGTCCTAATGTCCAGTACACCAAAGAGCCTTTTTCAGCACCTTCATCTGTTACATCGTTAAGGATAGAGATAACACCTTCATAATTTACTTTTTGTTTACCATGAATAACTAATTGGAATTTAGCACCACTTTGTTCACGGCAACGTTTTGTAAATGCAATGAGCAAGTTTTTAACAGTATCATCAGCACCAGCATAACCGATTGTATTAAAGTAGTAAGGTTCAAGCATATCAAGGCCATCTTGATAGTTTTGAACAGTTACCGCACTACCATTAGTGCCACCAGTCAATGCAGCATATGCACTAGCAGTCAATGCACCTGTTTTAGCAAAGATAATGTAATCATTGTCTTTCAATTCAGTTGCATCTTTCAAATTCTTTTGAGTGTCTACTACTTTGCGAACATCACCAGTTGTAAGGTATGTATTTACAATAAATTTACCGCTATTATCTGGGTCAGCTTGTACAGATACACCCAAATCATTACCACGGATGCCCTTGTATTTAGCTTTACCGATAGTACCAGTTGCCTGAGCACCATCAGAATTTAAGCGGTAGAAATAGCCAGTTTTTAAGCCACGGAATAAATCACGTAAGCCTTTCATTTTTTCATGGCCATAATCATAACCAAAGTACTTTTGACATTCTTTTTGGAAAGTATCATTATCTACACGGAACACTTCACCGCTAGGGCCCCAATCAAAGGCAAGCATCATAGCACCAAAGCCACGATCGGATACTTCCGCATATGCTCGGTCTTTAGATACGAAATTAATATAAGTACCTGGCAATACTTTATTATGGAATAAGAATGTGCCACCACCTAATGCCATATTTCACTAACCTTTCACAGGCGTTTTTAATGCCTGATTTAAAATTCTATCAATATCACTATGCGTATACATCACATTTTCATCTAATAGACATGTGAGCAAATCACGATATCGTCTATATTTATCAGATGCAACGATTGTATATGCATCAAATTGTTGTTCAGCCATTACAGGCGTTTCAACTGTTTCAATCTCTGCCATCTTTTACCCTTTCTGTTAATTCCATGTGTTTCATGCGTTCGATTGGCTTAGATACACTTCGTAAAATATTTTCATACGTTACAAAGAAATGTAATACACCATCTGACACCTTATATTTCATACCAGTACCCATAATCGTACGTTCCCCAACCTGTACAAATTCAAGCAACTGATACAACACGCTCGGAATTCCTAATAACTTTCTTGTATCTGTAACCACATCAAGATTATTGGCGTAATACATGATGTCTAAATCCAAAGAGGTATTATACAGCGTTCCAACATGTCTGCTCATGCTCGGCTCAATAACCTTGATATAAGCACATGGGAATGTCATATTATTCTCTTTAAATTCTAGGTATATAGGCACATTCAAGGCCTTATGTACAGTCTTAGATACGGCCGTTAATATATCAGTATCCACCATGATCTTTAACCCATTTCTTTAATGTAATCTCCATAATACGTTTAGCGTTTTTATTGACTACCTTTTCCGCTTTCTCGTGCATATACGCACCATCTACCCAAGGTTTTTTTAATCTGCCGCCTTGCATGACACCGCCTTTAGATTGACCTATCCAAGGAAGAAATCTCCCAACTTCTTGCCTATGTCCATCATTTAGGAACGATGCATATGATGATGTGTTAAATACCTCAACTTTACCGCTTTGATTGTTTAATTGATATTTACCAATACTCCATGATTGGCGTGTATGTTCGCTATCAAAGTATTTTGTCTGTATCTTTCCATGTTGCATGAATTTTACTGACCTTTTACCAACTGGCGTATTTAACTTTGCCTCACGCACATACACACTTGCCATGTTTTCAACCACTTTTTTATTGAACGCTTGAATATTCCCTGATTGACTTAGTTTTATTAAACTATCTTTAAAATCAGTAAAATCTTTTAGGTCGAAATTTACACCCATATCAATGCACCTCTAAATTTTCGAGTTGCACCTCTTGATGAGTGTCATATCGTGCAGAAATCGAGGCACTGCGAAAAAATTGTTTCGTATTTCGCCCTGTAACGGCTATTCGTGAGCCTTTTGGTATGATTACACTAGGCGAACAGAAAAGGCTCGTATACTGCGTAAATTTGGGTATTTCAGCCATATTGGCAATATTCGATGTTTTATATGACAATCTGCAAGGGTATGGGCCGTCAATTTTGGTTGATTTTGCCATTATCCCTGTTTCTTCGTCCATTTGGTCGATTTCGGTTTCAATCGTACATTCGCAATCGTAAAGTTTTTCGATTTGCTTTGTATACTTTGCTACCATTTCAGCCGTCGGAAACATGTCAATTCACCCTCTCCATAATTTACGAATGTTAGAGCCATTTCTTTCAATCTATCCTCTGCACCTTTGCCGCTGAAATTAACTTGAGTATCACCCATTTTAATTTGTGTAGGCACATCGAGGTTTTCAGCACCAACCAACGCAACAATATTGGTCTGTAAATACGCTCCAACAACTCGATACACTATTACATGTTCGAGTTCAGTCGGTAGCGTTTCACAATTGATAATATTGAGTACTCGTTGAGTTTCTGCACTAATTAGGTATTCAAGAATAGGTGTGTCCGTATCAACGCTTTTATTCGTTATCTTCAGAATCAGATTCAGAATTTTTTCCAGCATTCTTCACCAATCCTTTACCATTCGTATTTTCATCTACGTTAGGATTTTCACCTGTATTCGTATTTTCATCTACGTTAGGATTTTATACTTTGTGGTATCGTCTTAATAACATTCCCATAATTTCACCTACTATTTTTTGAATGTTGCTTTTACAACTTTGGATTTATTAGTTAATGCAGCAATGTAATGTTCAGTTACTGTAATAACGTTTGTACGTTTCAATACATCACGATCAGTTTCTACTACAGCATCACGTTTCATGAAAATTGTTACTGCTGGAAGTGCTGGAATGCCATCTTCTGCTTCTGGTGAAACTTGAACGATATAGTTATTGAAGTTGCCTGCATCTTCTACGATTTTACGAGATACAACAACGTTGCAACCAGCGATTTTACCAAGTACGCCACTAGCCATTACATCGTTGCCGTATTTGTTTTTGTCGATGAAGTTAGGGTCTTTACGCAATGTTGCTTCTTGTGCTGGGGAAATAAATAAATATTTCACCACACCTTCTTGTTCTTCATCGAATTTAGCAACCGCATCAACAATGCCATTGTAAGAGATTGCATTTGTAGAAACAGAAGTAAGTGTAGCACCGCTCAATGCAGTCAATACATCGTTATCAACTTTAGATGCAATAGACATGGATAATTGTTGAGCAGCCGCACCAACTGGGTCGCCCAAACCTGTAAGGATAGCTTTATCAGTCAATTCAACTGCTTTGCCAGCCTCTTTGATTTTGTAATCATCAGTGGATGCAGTCATTTGTTCTGTATTCATTGGTGTACCTTCAGTAAGGTCTACTGCATCACCGATATACCCCCATACTGGGACTGTTACGCTTTCGCCTGGTTGACCCACCAAAGTGTTATCGAACGTTGCAATTTGTGTAAATTTAATTGCTTTAGGCAAAGCAGCGGACACCATGTCGGCCATAACTTGCGGTTTAATCATATTAGTAGAAGTAGTAGTGCCTGTTGCAAAGTGTTGCAAATCAAATGTGAATTTTTGTTTGCTCATATTTTTATTCTCCTTTTGATAATTGGTTATAAAGTTCTTGATTTTCATCGTAAAGTTTCGAGCGTTCAGCATAGTTCATCTTGGCAAATTCCTTTGATGTAATCGTAGGTGTGCCGTGCTTACCGCCCTCATTGCCAGCTGGTGTGCCTGTTGGTTTTGTATTTTCGCCAAATAAAAAAGGGTTCTCTTTCATGACCGCATCTAATTGGTCTTTGAGCCCCTTAATTTCGCCGTTTTCAATTTTCGCATCGTTTAGATCTAACAAAGCACGCACAGCCTTATTATTCTTAGATTTGACACCACTCAATGCCGTATTAACGATGTTATCGATTTCCATGCTTTTGATTTTCGCCTCGTATTCAGTGGTTCTTTTGTCTGAATCAGCTTTCAATGCATCGATTTGTTTTTTTAGTTCATCGTTACTAGCATTGGCTTTTTGAAGGTTATCAATTTCACCACGTACCTTTGATAATTCCCCCTCTACCGATTTGAGTTTGTCATTTTTCGCATTAAATTGGTCTTTAGATACGTAATTCTTGCCGTAATCTTCCACCAATTTGTCTGCTACCTCTTCACTCAAACCTAACTTCATTAATTCGTCTTTAGTCATATTGACCCCCTTATTACAAATACCCATTTCGCTTTATTATCGTGAGCCACACCTCACAATTACGGTCTTGTTGTTTTACGCCTAACAATACTAAAACGGCAATTAAAAAAGCAGCCGTTAAGCTGCTTGATTAGTTAATATATTGTTTTTCCCACTCTTCGTAGGTTATCGCACCATCAACATCGATGCTTTTATCATCTTTATTTCTGCCTGTTCGTGTTTCCCCCTCTAACCCCTCTATATAAGGGATAGTAGTAGAGCGACAATAACAATGGAATGGCGGAACAGTAACACCAGGTTTAGCATCCACACGCCTAACAATCTTTCTATCCATTCGCCTACAAATAGGTGATGTATGACTGTCTAACGTGGCTAGTATCTCCAACTTATCCACATCGAGTTCTGCCATGCTATCAAGAAACCCCTGTTCATGTACTCGTGCTGTTTCTGTTTCTACTAGCCGTTTAGCGTTGCTATACGATGTTTTCATTCGCTTGCTTAGGTTATCCGCCATTGTGTCCGCACCTTGACCAATCATCAACGCTTGCGTGAAATCATTCTGTAAGTTAGCTACTAGCTTGACCTTATCACTCCATATGCGGCTACTGAAATCTTGCCCATCATTTGCCCATTGGCTATTTACAACGCTATCCACACGCTTACTATCAACACTATTAATCATTGAATACGTGCCTCGTTGCGTTTGTGCTGTGTATGCACTCTTATATACTGATGATCTATACACATCATCAAGCATATTCTTAACAGATATATTCTGACTATGTGCCATGACTTCTATTTCATGCACCATATTGATATACAGCATCTGCTCACGGCTTAGTCTTTCACGTATCGATGCATTGGATAGCATTTGTTGATGCTCCTTAGACATTCCGAATTGTTTCGCCTCTTTTTCAAACTCTTTCAAGTCCATCTTAAAGGCTTTCATTTCGTACTTATCTAATAGCTTTCGTGCTTCTTGTAACGTAATCCCGTTTTCATTGGCAAATCTTCGATACCAATCATTAATGGCCTTTTCCATTCGCCTTAATGCTCGTGCATACTGCTGTTTGATTTCATCATCGGTAAGCGTTGCTTTTTGAAATGATTCATCTAGGATACGTTCATATCGCTTTTGCCAGTAATCATTCGCCATGTTCCTCACCACCATTAGGGATTACAAAGTCAGGCATTAATTCAGCCTGTTCTTTCTTCAATCGTTCCAATTCTTCATTAGTGTCTAGTGTCCATGGATGATTGGATACGATTGTTTCATTGGAGATGATACCTACACTATTACGACAATTGTTGATAATTTCGCCCTCATTGACTGGTGTGAGTTTATTAAATATGAATTCCACATCATCAAGTGCATTACCGCCTAGAATGTTATAGTACTGTCCGATAAACTCTAGCATCTTCTCAAATGATGCTTGGAATTCTACTTCAAGTTGGTTACTATCCAAATCAATATCAGAATACATACTCATAATGTTCATCTGATTTGGATTGTTCGCCATTCTATCATCTTTTGCATCAAATCCACGGCCATTTTTTATAATTGCCGTTTTCAATGCATGGATAATGAATTGAAAGTTAGCTGTATTCACCTCAATATGCAAGGTTTCAACACCGCCATCACCATTTACAGTATTAATCTTGACTGCCCCATATTGGGCTAGCTTTTGTCTAAAGTCCGCCAGGTCTGTGCCGTCATAGTTCTTCAATACTAGAATTGTATTCCGACTATCTTCCATCATGTTATCTGTTAGCATCGAATACATATCATTCAATGCATCTTGCAAGCACTTAACACGATTGATAATAGGTTGTTCTATATGATTGCCCTTGAAACAGATTAAAGGTACTTGACCCCAATCATAAAACACGTTACCAGCATTAATATAGCGTTGCTCGTCCTTTTCTTGATTGATGTACAAATTTTGATTTTGATAGGTATAGTACTTTACTTTATATTTTGTGTAAAACTCTACAAAGGTTACTGTCTGATTGGCACCGAGCGGAGTATACACTTCCATATCGTACATATATACAAATGCATCTAACTGTGTATGATCATCATCACGCCAAAACGGAAGAATGTTTTCAGGTTTTAAACGTTTAAATGCTATATCACCATTTTCATTGATATATGGATACAAGTACCCTTTACCAGCTATCTGCGAATCACTGCACACGTTTAATAGCGTACGTTGAAATTTACGATTAAATATATCAGTGATGCGGTCATCTTCCGTCTTAATTTCAAGCGGTTTACCAAGCATATAATTGACTTTTTGGTCTATCAAATCATCTATCTGATTGTCAATAATCTTATAATTCGGTAGGTTTTCAAGTTCCATTAACTTGCCATTTTCAATAATGGTAGTCCGCTTTTTATTTAATACATCATGCTCTCCTTTGTAGTATCGTCTACCTGTTAGCATGTCTTTTCTATCTTTACCGCTTAAGAATTTTTGTATTTCAGTTTGCAAGAATTCACGTTCGGAGATGCTACTATTCCCCTCTATGATTGCTTGCCACATTTCATTAGTTGTTAGCATTGTACCCCCTTACCAGCTAAATCTTGCACCATCCATAATTTCACGTAAGCCATAACGCACCGCATCAATGGTATGGTCATTATGTTTTGGATAGCTTGAAATAAAATTACCATCTTTATCCTGTGCGAATTCGTAAGACATAAACTCACGATATGCATTAGGGCAACGCTTTTTATCGATGTAAATCTTCGCCCTATCTGATAGCCATTTAATACTAAAATCACGGCTATCTGGCCCTTTGCGTACTGGATATGCTCTAATACCTAATTCTGTAAATTCTGCTATTGATTTAGGTTCTGCACTATCACAATATACAGGCCTATCGCCTACTTTATCCTTGATGAGGTTCACGGCTTTCTTATTGGTTAATTTAGTGCCATATACTTCATCGTAAATATAAATAGTATCGTGCTTTTCATCGTAGTTCATCTTCATGTATACGAATGGGTCAGTCGCAAAACCAAAGTCAATGCCATGGAATACATTATCAAATGTATCTATGATTTCGTCCGTAATGTCTAATTCTTCAACATTAGGGAACACATCACCGCCTGTGCCTGTAACTTCGCCCATATACTCATGAGCGTACAGGTCAGGCCGTGCCTCTTTTAGCTTTTCCGCCTCGTTAATAAATTGTTGCCCTAACCATTCCACAGGTACCATAGTATAATCGCTTTTGATTACCATCCTGTCTGCATCATCTGTTAGTTGTTCTACGTTCACCCAATTATCACGGCTCTTAGGCGGATTAAACGAATAAAAACACCAGTACTTATCACCACCACGTAATAAGGACTGGTTTATGTTACGTATTTCATTCATGCCAGCGAATTGGTCAAGTTCTTCAAACCACACTATACCGACATACCCAAATGGTAATTTAATTGACTTTACTTTTTGCGGATCATCAACACCTAGGAATAATATCCGTTGCCCTGTTGGATTATAGATAATCTCTAGTGGTGATTTCTTGAAAGTAAACCTATCAGATACACCTAATTTCTCAATGCACCACTCTATTTGAGCGTATACGGAGTTTTTCAACGTCTGCCCTACTTTACGTAAGACAACCGCATGGCAATCTTTGTTGTTCATCAAGGTATCTATTACTTCAATACCAACAAATGACGATTTAGTACTACCACGGCCACCAGTCAACCAGTAATGCGTGTGTCTATGCCGTTTAATATCAGCACTTACCACGTCAAAATGTGGAATAATAACTTCCGTTAAATCAACACGCTTTAATGTATCCTGTGTTGGCTCATCATTCTCTGTAAGTCCGCCAGATACATTTAACACGAATTCGGCTGCCTTATTATCCCCATTGATTGCATTTACTACTTGTTTCAACACAATAGCCGTCTGTGCGGTTATATTTAACCCCTTAGCACTTGCAAGGCTTTTTATTTTCTCATCTACTTGGCCATCTTTTAATGGTGTATCAAGTAATGTATTGGTTATCTCTCGCCATGTTCTTTTGGCTCTTTTCGCCTTGCCACTAGCAATGCCACCGAGTGAACCAAGCCGTTGACGCTCTTCTCTTGGCAACTTGCCTATATCTCTTAGGTTTTGTTTATTGATAGCTACTTGGCTCACCCCCTTTCTGTGCTATATCCGTGGTTTATGGTTATAAATTGCCTGTTTTGATGAAATTTGCCACCCTTGTTGCATGTTCATGAGTTGCTGGCCCATAATATCGTGGACTGTGTTTAAAAGTACCGTCTGATTGCAACTCCAAGGCCGTTTTCTTTAACCCGTTTATAAAATATGTATTCGGCTTTTTGGCCCATTGTTTAACCTTGCCACTATCAATTAAACTTTGAGCAGATTTAGAGATTTTTGTCTTTTTCGCACTCTTCATAGTGCTTTCTAAATTGGCAACTTTATTTTTCCACGATTTAATAGTCGCTTTTGTTCTCCTTACGGTTACTTTGCCACTATCCAAATCTCTCAAGAATGCTTTTACTGATTTAATATTTCGTGTAGTGATGTTCAAGTTGCCTTTATAGTCAAATAGACTACCTCTAGCGTTATCACGTTGTATTTGACGTTCTATAACTTGTTTTTGTTTTTCTATCTTCTCTTGCAAGCTCTTTAATCTAGCGTTTTCTTTATCCGCTCTATTTTTTTCTGCACGGCCTTGTGCTTTTTCAATGTGCCATACTTGGCCTTGTCTTGCCCTCATGTTATTTACATGTTCATTAAACCTAGAATCAAACTCAGCTTGTAATGCTGCTAGTTTCGCCTTGCTTTTCTTCGTGCCTTTGCTTTCTTCTCCGCTACCTGTTAGCGAATATCCTGCACCTCTACCGCCCATATACTCACCCTTTCATTTTGTCTGTTACTGCATTGCTAATGTATGTTACATCGCAATCGAATGTATACCCAATATCACCGCCATATACGATTACGTTATGCGGTTTAACAACCTTCATGCATTCGTCCATACCCTTAACCCATATATCAAATGCATCTTTATTTCTTTTAACGCCTATCGTTGATACAGCTATTGTTCCGCCTGTTGGCAATCCATCAAAGGCGAAATCATAGCTATCTGTACCAGCCCATGACACAGTAGGAATAACTGTACACCCATAATCTTGCATCATCTGACCGATTAAGCGACTTCTGTATGTATTCCATATCATCATGGCTATTGGCATGTTCGTGTATAAGCTAAAGTCAGGCGTTAATACACAATCATAATCTGCAAGCATCGTACAGTAATCTTCTGGACTGTTCCACACTCGTTCAAATTGGTAATCATCAAGGAAGAAATGAACCCCTATGCCCTCTTGTGGCGGTGTACTTTTACAATAATTGAACCCCATTAATGACTTCGGCGTATGTATCACTTTGTCTAGTGTAGGTATGTCATATATCCCTGTGCATCTGTTTTCATCAAAATCATACAAGTTATATGCATTAGCCGTACGTTCTCGCTCGTTTTCCTTTTGCGGTAGTTCTATTTCAACTGTATCTACTGGATCAGCAATTTCAAATCCAAAGTCCGACATATCGAAATCAAATATTTCATTCATTTCTAATGACAAAACGCCTTTATCCCATTTAGACACCTCGGCTACTTTGTTATCTGCCAGTCTGTACGCTTTTATTTGTTGGTCTGTTAGATCATCAGCCACAATACAAGGCACTTCCTCAATACCTAATGCATGTGCTGCCTTGTATCTCGTATGACCGCACACAATCACATTGTTTCTATCAATGACAATTGGTACTTTAAACCCAAACTGTTCAATCGATTTTGCCACTAACGGAACGGCTTTATCGTTCTTGCGTGCGTTCTTATCATATGGAATTAGTTCATGTATGCTTTTCGTTACGATTTCCATTATTTAAGAACCTCACCGCCTTTCCGTTTTAACTTGCCTTTATCCTTGCGACATATTCCGCAATGTGTTTTACAGGAATGTTTGGCTGTAATATATGTCTGACACAAGCCGTTGTATTCGATTACATCAGCAGTGCATATTCCGTATTTATCATTGTTCAAGCAATGCTTTCTATCGCAATGTACCTGTGTCATTTTCGTCCTTTCTGATAAGTTTATACAAAAAATGAGATATATCAGCGTTGATATACCTCATTATGTGATAGTTTTATTCATTTATAGTGTATATTCAAAACCAAAGTTATACAGTTAGATACGTTCTAACACGAGTTAATGAATTGCAATCATGTTATTCACTAGCTATAACACGTTATTCTCGGTTTCTTAGTGGAAACATATATAACTCCAGTTTTCAATATACACTCTCTAAACTGATACTTCTTTATTTTATGAATAATTTTGAGGATTAACTCATGAAATCGTATAGTAGTTTGCATCTTTTGAAAGGAAAGGAGTGCAGTATCAGTTTACAAAGTGCAATTGTAGAGGTGCGGTGCAGTTAGAAATAATGTATTTACGCTCTAATGACGATTTTACCGAAGTACAATTTTCAATAAAATAAATATAAGTATTTTCCGCACCTCAATTGCTATTAATTTTTTTTGCAACACCTAGTGTTACGAAGGATATAAGATTACTGCCCGTGTTTGTAACCTTACACCTTATATTCTACTATATGTTGACTTGGACTTATACGGACATTTGCGGACATTTGTGGACATTTGCGGACAACTTTTCGCCACATTCAATCAATGCTCGTTGTTTATATCGTTTCGCCTGTTTAGCCGAGTAATTCCCAATCATTTTGTATGCATCTTCTGTTGTGGTATTCAAGATGTACTCATATCTGAGAATTACCGCCCCTAGTTTTTCATCAAGGCTGTCAATCAATGTGATCGCATCGCATTTTAATTCCGCTAATCGTTCAATTTCCTTGTTCCGTTTTTCTGCAGTATCCATAAATTTCGCTATACTGCCTTCTAATCCTTGTGGAGTGCCACCGCCTGTTACTCTATCTTTTGAGTAATCAATAGCACCAATTGAGGTTATATTACCTCTTAACTGCTCTATTTCTTCCTTGATAGATGCTATTTGCACATCTACCAGCTTAACAGGTTGAAGGTGTTCAATAGCTAGATTGATTAATTCCTGTTCACTCAAATATTACTCACCCTCTCTATGTCTTTCACAATACCTCTCGTAATCGGATTGTGCAAATTCTCTTAATTCCTTTGCCTCACCATCTGTTAAATGTCCGCACATCGGTCTATCATATCTAAGCCACCACTCATTATGTCTATACAAAATGATATAGCTACTAAATCCGTCATATACCCTCGGTATGCATCTGTTATCACCACATTTAATAGTTAAGCGTTTTTCTATGTCTGTAAGTCTTAATAAACAAAATAATAAAAGCATTTATACCTCTGCTAGTTTTGCATAATCCCAACTAACCATCCTGCCATCAGAACTCCACGATGTAGCACCATTAAAGTAAGTTCGCACTTTTCCGCTTTTGTATTCAGCAAAGTAGCTTCTTACCCACACAATCCCATCATTCCTAACTAATATCGGTGTATCAACTTCCACTTTTGACCAGTCAACAATACCTAAATACTCACAAATATCAATTAATTGGTCTTTTTCTTCAAAGCATGTAAATTTCACTGGAACACGTGGCGAAAATAGGCATTCATAATCTCTTTTATTGACAAAGAAAAATAGTGTATCATCTTCAATTTCCGCTTTTCTGTAGCCTAAAACGTACATTCTACTGAATAATTCATCTGTAAATTGTTTATCATTCATAACTTAAACCAATCCTTTCCCATTCTGCTGTATTTGTACACTTCCGAATTTGTGAGTACTATGTTGCCACCTATCTTCATAGCTTTGCCGATTGTGAATATATCATCACCACTTTCATAGGCTAATTGTTTAAGAAATTCCATAGCACTCTTTTTAGTCTTATGTGCATCAATAAAGTAGTCTGAATGGATAGTATATCCGCTATAGCCTAAATTCTTACTTCCCTGTACTACCGAACCCATTACTACCTCTTTCTGTTTCGTACAATCGGTCTGTTTCTTCAACATCAGGCAATAATATTGGAATAATTAACAATTGTGCTATACGTTCGCCACGCTTAATCGTGTAATTCTTGCATGATACATTGTCATATACCGCACATATCTCACCTGTATAGTCGCTATCAATTACTCCAATGCTATTTGCCATGCGTAGCGGTGTCTTATGCATACTACTACGAGGAACCAATAAACCAACATGAAAGTCAGGTATCTGTACCGCTATTCCAAGCGGTATTTTTTTCTGTGTGTCTGCTGGTACTACAACATCGAATGGACAATACAGATCTAAACCAGCACTCCATTTACTACCTCGTGTAGGCAACTCAACATATTCATTCAATCTCTTTACTAACATTAATCCAATCACCCCATATCTTCGCCCTTGTTACTTGATTGCTTGTTAAGTTTAATTTCTTCATGATTTCTCGGTTTTTCATACCTTGCTTACATAATGCAATAACATCATCAATCAATTTGAATTCATCTTGTATGGTTCTTTTCTTAGGCAATCCGCTACCTTTACCACCTATAACTTTAATTGTCTCGTTCGTATCAAGATTGCCCCATACTACCGATGCTAATGCTAACCAGTTTTTACAGTTATACGGAATTCCATAAACTGATGTATTAACTGCCATGTTCCTCACTCCATTCACTTTCTCTATAGATGCGGAAGAAATCATCAGCACTCATTACTACTAACCAAGGCTTATTGCTTTTCTTCCATGCTACTATTGGAATATCGCCGTTTTCCGCTTGGATTGCATCGTGTTCCGCCTGTTCGTATGCTTTACGCACATTGAGGTTTTCCACGAATTTGACTTCTTGATGTATGTTAGGTAGTCCAATACAGTCCGATGCATCGCCTGTATTACCGCAATATTGGACTGTTCGCCTTACTTTGTCGAACCCATTGGCATGGCATACATCACGCCATAGGCGTTCACCTCTTGCTCCTTTTTGCTTGCTATTTATTGGCAATCTTCATCACCCCTCTACATATTGTTCACATCGTTTTAAAATATCTTGTACTAACATCAACGGAATATGCGACCTTGTGTTATATCGATTAATACCAGTAGTATTTAACTTATTGAATTTAATGGTGTTCTTTATATCATCTTTCAATAACTTCAAATCAATATTGCTACCAAATTTCGTTGGTTTCTTAACTGGGTAATCATAGTTGTTGTAATAAGTTAGGTTCTCATAAGTAATATCAAACCCTATTACATTTGCTATGTATTCCCATATTCGCCCATATGCTGGGTTTTCAATAACAAATACTTTAGGTTGGTAACGCTCAATGATTTTCAATGTGTTGTAAATACACATCTCACCATTGATGCGTGTTAGAAATGACTTATCGTACTTAAACTGGTAGTTTTCATAATCAATATGATTTCTGATTGTGAATTTACTTCCCTGTTCGTATTCACCAAACAGGTTGATAGTCATATCCTTTTCTTGTTTCCAGCACGCATTACCACCTTTCATCGCACTTGCTACACTCCAACTTTCACACGGCGGACTAGCTAATATCACATCAGGTTTATCTAGTTTGTCTAATTGCTCCCATAGTGCGTTAGGCTGATGTAATGTATTAATCGCTAAGTCTTGATTGATGCACGCATCACCAATTCCTATTGATGTTATTGTGTGTTGCCCCCCCGTATTCATGTTATATTCATCTACCGCTTGACGATAACAGCCGTTGCCGTCGTCAAATAACCCCCATATATGCATCTCCTATATAGTCGCTCCTTACATGGTACTTTCATTTCTTACTTCCTGTTTTCAAAAGGATTAATGGTTTCACGGATTATAAAATCTCTATTATCATATCCATGTCGTTTTTCCCATTCACGAAATACCTTTGTTAATTCATCTTCCAATTCCTGTATATGTTCTTTCTTCACATCAAACAAATAATCTTCCGAATATTCCGCTATTTCATCGTCAAGATCGCCATATACAATCTCTTCAATAACTCGTTCAGCATTAACAGTAGGAACATAATAATAAGGATTTCCAACTCTAATCATAGGTACTTCTTTGGCTGGATACGTTTTAGCAAAATCATTTACACAATCTTCTATGCTTTTTTCTGGGTACCCTATATGTCCATCGATTACCCAGCACCATTCATTCTCGTTTTTTACTAGCATTTCTATTCCTCTAACTCTTCCACTTCTTCAACTTCTACGTTATCAAACCATTCATTCATATCACGGCCGTCTACATCTTCTGTAAGTGCAATTACATTAGCTTGTTCTTCGGCCTCTTCAAAACTTTCACACTCTATAATTTTTTCAAAACCAATTGTTACATATCCTATAATTTTAAATTTTTTCATCTTTCTCACCTCTTAGAACGGAATATTTTCATTTGGGTTTGTGTTTTCAAAACTATCAAAGTTACTACCACTATCAAATTCACCCTCTAATTTTCGCCCTACGAAATTAGCAACTACCTCGGTTACATATTTCTTTTGGCCGTTACTATCCTCATAGGAACGTGTTTGTAATCGCCCCTCTACGAATAGCCGTTCGCCTTTCTTACATGCACCAACGGCTCCCCCTGTCTTGCCCCATGCTACGCAATTAATGAAAGCAGTTTGTTCTTTTGTTTCGTTGGTTGTAGAGTCAATATAAGTATTCGTAGCAGCTACTGTGAAAGTCGCTACGGCTCTACCTATTTTTGTAAAACGTAATTCTGGATCACGTGCTAAATTCCCTAAAATCTGTACTGAATTCATATCAATTTCCTTTCAATATTAATCTTGCCTTTGTATGTTCTTATCATGTCATGCATACACTCAAACTCTTTTGCGTTCGCTTGCATTAACATTGACATTTGCTCTGTTGCTTCCTGCTCAGTTTCCACATTGAGTGGTATTTCGATTAGGATTGCCATTTTGTGTTTTTTTTCTTAGCATTTATCCCCCTTACCAATAACTAAGTTGGTTTAGTTCAGCCTTGCAGTCATCTACATACACATCATAGCTAGGGTGAATGTGGCAATCGACTGTTGCCTCATCACGCATGATTTCAAGCAGGTTATCAATTTTCACTCTAGCCTGTTCTTCGCTAGTTGCTAGTACTGTAAAACTAACATCGAACGATACTTTACAACTCACTTCAAATTCCTTTGTCTTTTGTTTCATCTATCCCCCTATAGCCTGTTTTAACAGCGTTTTCCCTTTATCAGATATTTTGCTTTTGTTGATTATTTCTGTTACATCTACTGGTTCTTTTGCCACCTCTACCAAGTTTCCTGTACGTGTCATTTCAATTTGCTTTTGACCTGCACTTATCAATGATTTTTCATGTTCCGCCTTTTCTCTTGCTTTCAATAATAAGTGATTATCCTTTATTGAATTTGCCATACGTTGGCGGTGTTTCTCACGATCTATTAATTGCTCATAGCATTTAATAAACTGTGCCCTGCAACTGGCCTCATTATATTCATGGCCCATTCTAGGGTCGAACGATGACCATATCGGTTTTGCAGCTTGTAATGTTATCCCCTCTAAATGCTCCTTTCCATTGTCATAACCATAAGTGCCTGCTACTTTGATTACCTTCTCCCATGCAGTTTGTGCGGTTTCCACTTCATCATGCACATTCACGTATGCACTTAATGCGGAACATTCCTCTCTCAACTCTGCAATGCTAGGCAAGAATTTACATCGATTAATTAAATTGGCTACGGCTTGCGTTAATGTAACAGGATTAACATCAGCAAGCATCGTACAATACAACTTAAAACGTTCTTTTGTCATATCAGTAGACCACGCTATCTGTAACATCGATAGTGATTGAGCTATCATCTCTTTGTTGTTCATTTCTGTATTCCTCCATCACCTCTTTAACAACGTTGATTGCATTATCTTTACTGTTCTTATTTACATGGTTGCGATTATAGTTATTACGCTCCCATGTTCGGATAGTGGCTTTCCAGTCTTTCATTTTCTTGCCGTTAGATAGAACCCAACCTCTTGCCTCTTGAAAGTCAATAAAGTAATCAGCATCAATATTGTTGTTACGTTCAATGCAGTATGCTTTTACTTCATCAAGCGTTGGCGGAGTAAAGTGTGTGCGTGTTGGTTGTGATTTATCACAGCCACTATATACACTATCCTTACCTATACTATCCTTACCTATACTATCCTTACCTATACTGTGGTAACCATTGGTTGCCAAGTGGTTGCCAAGTGGTTGCCAAGTGGTTGCCAATTCATATTCTTTTCTATCATTGATGCTTAATTGCTTACGTTCATTTTCTAGTTGTGGATTAGGATTGTACCTATCTTTTCGCAAGCTATTGTGTATTCGCCAATGTTTTATAACAATCACACCGCTATCAAAAGGGATTATGTATCCTTTGGCTTGTAGTACTCTCATATCATCATCTTTAGCACCTATCACACGCATAACCGATTTCGGTGCATTGATAAATCCATCATCATCAGCATCTAGTAAGAGATGAAAATATAGTAATTGACTACTCATCGGCATTTCAAGAAATTGATCTGACTTAATAATACTTTTAGCCATCATTCTTCGTTCAGCCATAAGCTAGTCCTCATTCAATTTGCGTTCGATTTCATCTGAAAGATTAGGTTTATAAGCAGTCGCAATATTTGCCAATAAATCCAATACATGATTATCAGTGTTTACATCAGCCTCTAGTACGCTATCAACCATTGCATGGATTGCATTTAATTCGCTGATTATTCGGCTATTAAATGTCTTATCTGCTTGGTCTTGTTGATAATACGCCATTCTATTTACAACAAATGCTCTAATCATGATTAATTCGTTCATATTCTTCAGTCCTCTTTTCTACTTCCTTCAATAGGTTTCTTCTTATCTCTTTTGCAAACACACCATGTGCCTGGTAGTGGCAATCGGTGCATAAGCAAGCAAGATTTTTTAAATCGCTTAATCCACCTTGCGATCTGAATACTATATGATGGCATTGTGTTGCCATACTTCCGCACATCACGCAAAGGCCATTATCACGTTCATATGCTTGTTTTCGTGTTACTGCATATAATTTGTTATCCCTTTTCTTTCTGTTGTTCACTCTCCCACCCCTCTATGAGTGATTGAATGTATTCGCTAGGTTCTAACTGAATACCCAATTGATTACATTCATCTGTTAGACAATCAATAAGTCTTGCCATTTCTTTTGTGTTATATACGCTGCTGCCGTGGTAGCACATTACATTGTGATAACCTTGTATGTTTTTACATTCGCCTGCATCTTCGGCTATCCACCCTATTCCGTGTGCTTGCCATATCGTTATATAGCGTTCAACTGCATCTTCTCTGACTGGAACATATGTAAAGTGTCCACAATCCTTAATAGCCTTTTTGTACACATCCTCTTTTGTTGTGTAGCTATTTTTGCTTAATTCGACTGCAATCTTCTGTGCTATAAGCCAGCAATAAGAATTGGCATTTAAACTTCTTGATTTAGTTTTGCGTTTGATTTCTACTGTGTACTCTTTATCAGTAGTAATCTTTGATAAATCATTGTCATGTGGTGCTGGTATTACTACCATTACACCTAGCGGCGAACGTAACAGTTCGATGTTATTTGTTGTCCACTTCATAACCTTTTACCCAGTCATAAAGCATAGACATTTGGTCTCTCGTAATGTTATCGATAACACACATTCCAAACATTTTAGTTGCTTGTTGTGCTACTTGTTCTGCACTCACACCATGTTCACTTGCCATTTTCAAAACAATTCCATATGCATTGTGTGGATCAAATTCTTTTTCTTTTCGTTCTTTTTCTGCTGCTGCATTTGTTTTTGTATCTTGCAAGCCTCGATATACATCAGCACCTACACCAATCATTTTTGCTGCAGTGCCTAATGCATCTGTAACCGCCATTTTGAATGCCTCATCATTACCATGAATACCGTTCTTATCTTTTTCAATCAAGAAATCACCACCATACCCAATGATTGGTTCACTCCATTCATCACCATTTTTAATAAACAGGTTTACCTTTACATAAAGCATAGTTTCACCTGTTGCCTCTACAGGAACATGAGTAATATCAACTATTTCAAACTTCCAACCAATACCACACATTCCATATGTTTCGGTTAGAATTTCCCATCTCCATTGAGGGTTGATATCAAACTTGCCTTTTAGTTTTCCAAACTCAATCATTTTTAACGCTGATTGAGGCACTTTGGAAACCGCTGTATACCTACTATCCATTTACACCTCGTATTCATATCCACGCATTTCCAAGAATGCGATAACGTCATTTAATTCTTCATTGTTCAAATTAAAAATTTTAACTGTAGCACATTCACTCACTTCTCCAACTTCCTTAACCTCGTTTTCAAAGTGGTTAGTTTCTATTGACTGTTTAGCAGCAAGTTCCATTTCACTACGTTCTGTGAATTTTGCGTTAATAACTTCTCGTGCTTGATCCAGCGGCATATCTTTTACAGTTAACCAACATTCTTGAAAGCCTATTGGTGTTACCAAATCATATTGTTGGTTACAGGTATCTACAACAAACTCAATCATTCCTTTTTTCTCTGCTAGAATTTGTTTGTAATCGTCATCTGATTGTTGTCGCTTTGCAATTTCAATCATCATCCCCTCAATAGAGGTTTCAATGTCTTTCATCTTTGCAGTTTTATTTAACCAGCGTTTATCACGTTGTAGTTGTTCTGCATATTCTGCACGAACGTTATACTTTTCAACCATCTTTTCAATAAACTCGTTGATAGTTTCTGTTTTTGCTTGTACTTCTTTTTCGTCAAAGTATTTAATTTGTTCTGCAAGTGGCTTTTCTGCATCATAAACAACTTTCAACACTTCATTTACTTCTTCTTCAAACAGTTCAATCGGTCTTTTGAGTTCTCGTTTTTTCTCTTTACAAAATTTATCAAGCGTTGTCCGATACTTAACGATTTCATTTTTAGCACTTACCATTTCCTTATAGTTTTCTTCTGTAACTACAAGGCCTTTATACTTTTCTAGTTGTGCTTCAAAATATGTTTTGATTTCGTCTTTGTTCCATTTAAATACTTGTTCTTTTTGACTAACAACTGGTGTTAAATTAATTTCCATTTATTTCACCGCCTTTTGTTGTTCAACTTCTGCCATAAGTTTTTGCACCATAGCCTCTAATTTAGAGATGCGGCTATCTTTATCTTTAGCTTCTTGAATGTAGTCGCTACCTTTACCAGTTTTAAATGCTACGTTCAATGTGTATTGATTTTCACTGCCTAACGTCATACCAGCACCAATCATTACACGTTCGTTAGGACGATAGAACGCTCCCAATGCTACTGCGTTTGCATTGCGGTAATGTCCATAAGATACCGCATAAGATGCTTTGTCATTGCGGTTAAAGTCCAATGGGTGTAACCCAGCTAATGCAGCACTAGATGCACCTAGTTTATTAACACGTTGTCCAAGGTTATTTACTTTGTTATTGATATCTTGCGTTAAGTTGTATGTACGATGCTCAAGGTCTGTAATGCGTGTTTCGTGATTAGTGAGTTGTTGTTCATGATCATTAACCACATCACCGAGCATATTCAAACCTACTGCAATGTCTTTGATATTATTTTTGTTTTTCGCAATTTGTTTTGCATTTGTTTCTACTTCATCAACTACTGCATATAATTGACTGCCATTGATTGCATCTAGGCTATCAGCCTCAATGCGGCCAGCACTAACATTTTGTAATTGGCGATTATAATATTTCACACCACCAGCACCAGCACGGCCTTTGGCCCCAAAACTTACAACGCTAGTAGGTTGCTCGCCTGCAAATACATGGCGAGTTCCATTAATTGTGATGCCATCTACGCCTACAGCATTATCGGTAACGCTATTTGTACCGATTGCTACGGAGTTTTGTTTATCAGCAATGATATTGTTACCTACTGCAACCGCATCAATTGCAGTTGCTTGCGTATGTGTACCGATTGCCATGGCACCTTGTCCACTTGTTTCAGAGTTAGCACCGATGATAGTTTGTTCCATATCACCAGCCATTTTGTTGTTGTAACCGATTACAGTTGATTGATTGCCTTTAATGTCGTTGTTATTAGCACCAATTACAACGCTATTTTCACCTGTTAGATTGTTGGTACGGCCAATTGCAACGCTAGATGTACCGCTAACATATGCACCGTTGCCGATTGCCACAGTATCATATGCTGAAGTTCTAGCTTGTGAACCGATAGCATAGGTGTATTCCACCAACGCTTCTGCGTGGCTACCATACGCAAAGGAATTTCTTCCCATAGCTTTGGAATTGTTGCCACCAGCAAAGCTATTTGTTCCGTTGACTGTATTGTTTTCACCGAATGCGATTGCATTATTAGCATCAATCGTATTTTGATAGCCAAATACTGCACTGCTATGAGATGATGCGGTGATTGTGTTATCTGTACCGCCTAATGTGTTATTATTTGCACTGGCTACGTTTACCGCTAATGCGGAAATGCCTAATACTAATACTGCTTTGTTCATGTTTTTCATTGTTTTTTTTCCTGTTTCTGTTACAATACAGGTAGAGTATTTTGTGATGTACTCTACCAAGTCCGCTATGGTTTCCTACGCCATGATTAGCGGACTTTTCTTTTTTCATAAAATTTCACTTCTCTGTACCAATAATTACTGAGAATTAATAACGTAAACCCTAATAGAATTTGTAAAAATGCGGTATAAAAGTCAATGCGATTTATTTCAATCGAGCCGACTGTTCCAATTACCATCAAGAATGCGATCACTCTCAACGCCCATACTAGCTTAATCATGCTTGTATCCTTTCCATACTTTGTACAACTCACTGATATCCTTATTTTCCAGCTCATCTACTAATTCATTAGCTAATTTGTCGGCCTCACGATGTGCAATTTCATTGCCGTATTCGTAAGAATTTGTTGCATCTGGCCATTGGTATCTTGCGTAATACTCGTTGTCATATTCTGCTTTATAAATTTCACCAAGCAGTCTTTTATGAAGAGCATCGACTACAGGTCTGTAAGCACCGCTATCCCACTTAATCGCATTACCAATAAATGTGCGTGCTGACTTTATAATTTCATCTGTTAATACTTCGCATTCTGTTATGTCGGCTACGCGAGATTTAGCCATTCTATAGAATTCTCCGTAAATGTTCATTTTTTTGTTCCTTTCCTTTAGATGCTTTAGCCTCTTTCCATTCTTGAAATTCAGCTAGGTTTTTAGGGTTTTCGTAAAATTTGTAGATTTCTTCTATAAACAACCTCACTTCCTCACTCCTCTTTGATGAGTTCGCCAATTGGCACATTGAAGCAATCGGCCAACTTTTGAAGGCTTGTAACACTTGCCCCGTTTTTGCCGTTAAGCCATTGGCCTATTGCAGCTTGTGAAATACCAGTTTTCTTTGACAGTGTGTAAGCAGTCATATCTTGGTCTTTCATAAGTTGCTTGATTTTTTGCAAATTCATTGATTATCACCTCGCTTTTTGCTACAATCAAATTACTAAGTATTTATTTAGTATATGCAACGCTTTTACATTGCTATGTATTTGCGTTACCCTGTGATTACATAGTACCACGCATATGCTAGTAATTCAATTAACTTACAATAAAAATAATTAAGAATTACAGTTTTATTTTTAACTTTTTTTTATAAATAGGTGGATAAAATGGCATATGACCGCATATTCGAAATCATGAAAGAAAGGGAATTAACGGCTTATAGAGTGTCAAAAGATACAGGGATATCACAGGCATCGCTTGCTGACTGGCGAAAAGGAAGGTCAAAACCAAAAATTGATAAATTGCAAAAGCTATCCGAGTATTTTGGTGTATCAATTTCATATCTAACAGGGGAAAGTGATGAAATTGATGATACTCAACAAATGCAAGTACCAAATGGGTACTATGTAGACAAGGAAACGGCGGAGTATGCTGAAATGTTACGTTCTCGACCAGGTGCTAGACTTCTATTCTCGGCTGCAAAAGACATATCAAAAGACGATTTACAGAAAGCCGTGGAATACATTGAGTTTTTAAAGTCTAAAAACAAATAATATTAGGGAGTGTGTTGTATTGGTAGTAAATATAATTTACTGCGATTTACCATGTGTTAAGGCTATTTCTGAGGAAACAGAGGATATAGACACGCATAATATATATGTGAATAAAAACTTGCCACATGATAAAATGAAAGCAGAAATACGGCATGAGTTATCTCATATCATCAATGATGATTTCTATTTAAATAGTCATGTTAATTTAGTAGAAGAAATGGTAAGGCGGTATGATCTAAAAGACGAAACGCTAACCGATATTAACTTCTACCATCATTTCAAGTAAGGGAGATAAGGAAATGAAAAAGACTTTAGTATTATTAACTGCATTATTGGCACTATCTACTACCGCAATGGCAAAAGACATTGTATCTCATGAGGAATTTAAAGCATTAGACGGAACAAAAGTTTTAGTACATTATGATGATGGTACATCTGAATTAATGGACGAACAGGACTTTCTAAACGCTACAATCTCTATGACACAGGAAGAAATGGACGATTTACACAAGACTGATAAAGGCACACAAGATGCGTTAAAAAGAAGAATGGAAGAAAACGAACGTTTTAGAACAATGTAAATAAAAAAAGAGCCACCTACACAGGTGGCTTTGTTTGTAGAGAGGATTAACTATGGAATTGTCAAAAGGAGTTATATACGCTCGTTATTCATCAGATAAACAACGTGATGAATCAATTGAAGGGCAAATAAGAGAATGTAAAGCATATGCTGAACGTGAGGGTATCATCATCACTCATATATACACAGATAAAGCATTATCAGCAAGAACAGACCACCGCCCAGAGTTCCGTCAAATGATTGACGATGCAAAGAAACATAATTTTGAATATGTTATTGTATACCAATTAGACCGCTTTAGCCGTAGCCGTGAGGATAGTGCTGTTTACAAGTCCATTCTAAAACGTAATGGTGTTAAGGTGATAAGTGCAAAGGAAAATATCAGTAGCGACCCAGCTGGTATTATCCTTGAATCTGTATTAGAAGGCATGGCGGAATATTATAGTGCGGAATTGGCTCAAAAGGTTAGACGTGGCATGACCGACAACGCATTAAAAGGCAAGATGAACGGCACACCTACACCGCTAGGATATGACAAAACAAAAGATAATTCACTCATTATAAATAAGCGTGAGGCAAAAATCGTAGAACGTATCTTTGATATGTACCTAAAAGGGCATTCTATCCCCTCTATATGCTCGTTTTTAAACTCCAAAGGGTATTTATCCAAGAAAGGCGGAAAATTCTCGTATGCGGTCATTAGACGAATTCTAAGCAATGAGAAATACATCGGTACCATGAAATGGAATGACATTATAGTAGAAGATGCTATCCCCGCTATCATTTCAAAAGAGATATTTGATAAAGTACAAGCAGCAAATAGCCGTAGAATTAAATTAAAGGCATCTAGGAGCGAATTTTACAATCTATGCGGTAAATTATATTGCGGAAAGTGTAACGCTCATTACATAGGCTCTACGGCAACTTCTAGGAGCGGTGAAAAGCATTACTATTATGTATGCAACAATCGTAGAAAACATCACACTTGCGATGCACCAAACCTAAAACGTGAAATTGTTGAGGATATTGTCATAAACAAAACACTTGAGATACTCAATCAACCTAATACTATCGAACAACTGGCGGAATTAGCGGTTAAAGCTAACAAAGATATGATGAGTACAAGCGAATTAGAATTACAAGCCGTAAACGATTGCATAAAACAATTACAATCGGAATTAGATAATTATATGAAAGCAATCGCCAAAGGGTTTATATCTGATACACTACAAACCCAAATCGAGAAAACAGAGGCGGAATTACAAGACCAAATGACACGCCGTACGAACCACGAAATAGCAAGTAATCAAATACATCTAACTGCGGAGCATATAGAGTTCTTTTTACACAAAATGGCAAAAGAAAACCCTACCACCAAACGAGGTAGAGCAAGCATTATAGACACTTTTATAAAGCAAGCTACCATATATGATGATAGGGTAGAAATTATATTTAATTATAGTAATGACCTGCCCCAATTTAAGGAACAGGCCATTGAATGTTCGCACTCATGCGATATGGTGGACCACCAGGGGTTCGAACCCTGGACACCCTGATTAAGAGTCAGGTGCTCTGCC